AGCCGGACAAGTTTCCAACCAAGCTGACCTCACCATCACACGTATTAGTGTTTCTACCTATGCGACCCTCCCAAACAAGCTTCAGCAGGCTCGTCCAATTCAGATGTGGGTGCAACGGCTCGACGGCCAGACTGCGGCGGCAATCACGACTCTTAATGGCGGCATTTCGAGTACTGACACTACGATTACGGTAGTCTCCACTCAAGGTATGCCAGCGGCTGGTTTTGTCAGGATCGACAACGAAACAATCAACTACACCGCTATTGACGGTAACCAGCTCACAGGATGCTTCCGCGGGCAAAATGGCACTACCGCCGCCGCTCATTTAACTGCCGCAGCTGTATCCGTACAAAGCCTTCCAGCTGTATCCTTGTGGCCGACCCCAGATGGTGCCCAGACATATCAACTCGTTTACTGGCGCCTGCGCCGTACTCAAGATGCTGGTGGTGGTGTAAACGTTATGGACGTACCCTTCCGCTTCATTCCTTGTATGGCTGCTGGTTTGGCGTACTACATCGCGGGCAAGATTCCCGAAGGCTCTGAGCGAATCATGATGCTGAAGGCCCAGTACGACGAGGCTTGGGAGTTGGCTGCCTACGAAGACCATGAGAAGGCTGCGATTCGGTTTGTGCCGCGTCAGCAGTATATTGGGGGAACTTAATGGCTAACCGGTTTGCGTCTGGTAAGAACGCGATTGCCCAATGCGACCGTTGCGATCAGCGGTTCAAGTTAAAGGTACTTAAGCGCGAAATTATCAAGACCAAGAACTATGAGCTCTTGGTGTGCCCAGAGTGTTGGGACCCAGATCACCCGCAGCTTCAGCTGGGTATGTATCCCGTTGACGACCCTCAAGGTTTGCGTAGTCCGCGCCCTGACCGAAGTTATGTAACGTCTGGTACTACAGGCTTGCAGATTCAGAACGGCAACAGCACAAGCACTCAGGAACAAGGGTTCCAAGGTGAGGGTAGTCGCAACATACAATGGGGTTGGGCACCGGTAGGCGGTTCGAGTTCTTTTGATGCCGCGTTAACGCCGAACTACTTGGCTTTAGCCGTAGAAATTGGTACAGTCAGCATATTAACGACATAAGGAGTCGAACATGTTTAAATCAGGCGCTCAAGGTGTTAACACCAAAGGCAAAACTAAAGGTAAGAACCTCGGCGACAGCGGCCCAACCGTGGCCATCCAAAAGGGTAAAGCTGGCAAAGGTGGCAAGGGCGGCGGTAAAACTGACGCTGATATGCTAAGCATGGGTCGTGGTATGGCCAAAGTTGCTAATCAAAAGCGAGGCTAATCATGGGTAAATTTAGTCAAAAATTGATGGGCAAGGAAGTTGGCCCCGCCAGCGTTTATGCCGAGCCACACACAATGGACGGCAAGCCTCTCAAGGCTACAAAGAAGACCGACCCAAACACATTATCTGGTAAACAGGTAAGCCCTCGTACACCTGCAATGCGTGTGAGTGCTGGTGACCCTGCCGCCGACGACGTTAAAACTACGGGCATTGTGACTCGCGGTAACGGAGCTGCAACTCGCGGGATTACAGCACGCGGACCAATGGCCTAACATGACCTACGCGGAACTTTACGCAAACATTCAGGCGTACCTAGAAAATACGTTCCCTGATACGTACCTTGCCAGTGGAGCTACTGTGTCTACCACGACACAGATCAATACCTTCATCAAGCAGGCGGAGCAGCGCATCTATAACACGGTGCAGTTTCCTTCGTTGCGTAGAAACGTTACCGGTATTACAACGGCCAACAACAAGTACCTTGCTTGCCCTAGCGATTTTCTAGCCGTCTATTCAATGGCTGTGATTGACGCTACGGGTTCGTATGAGTACTTGCTGAACAAGGACGTGAACTTCATCCGTCAGGCTTACCCACAGCCGACCGATACGGACATCCCAAAGTACTATGCATTGTTTGGCCCATCGTATTCGGATAGCAAAGAGTTGGCGTTTATTTTGGGGCCAACACCAAACACGCAGTACAGCGTGGAGCTGCATTACTTTTTCTATCCAGAGTCTATCGTTACAGCGGGCGCTACGTGGCTGGGCGACAACTTTGACAGCGTTTTGCTGTACGGCTCTTTGGTTGAAGGCTACATCTTCATGAAGGGTGAGCCCGATTTGATCGCTGGGTATGAAGCTAAATACAAAGAAGCACTAGCCCTTGCTAAACGCCTCGGTGATGGTATGGAGCGTCAAGACGCGTACCGTAGCGGCCAATACAGACAGGCAGTCACATGACAATCGCTCAAGGCGCAACAAACACATTCAAGGTTGGACTGCCATCGGGTACGTTCAACTTTGGCTCAGACTCGTTCAAGATTGCGTTGTACACGGGTGCGGCTTCAATTGGCCCAGACACAACTGCGTACACCACAACTGGCGAGACTGTAGCCTCGGGGTATACGGCAGGAGGAAATCCTCTTACTGTTTCGCAAACACCTACAATCGGTAATCAGACAGGTGTGGCCACGGTGTATCTGTCTTTTGCCAACGTGACTTGGACTTCAGCACTGACCGCTCGCGGCGCGTTGATTTACAAAGTAGGTGGGGGCAACCCAACCGTTTGCGTGCTGGACTTCGGTGCAGACAAGACTTCGACAACAACTTTCACGGTGCAGTTTCCCGCTGCTACCGACACAGCCGCAATTATTCGTATTGCATAAGGAGCATTAAATGTTTAACCAAGAAAACACCGCAGCCGCCAAAGGCGTCTACACCGTGCAGTGCCACGACCAAGACGGCAATCTGAAGTGGGAAGAAACATCTCACAACTTGGTTGTGAACGTTGGCCTACAAGATATGAACGCCAAGTATTTCTCGGGCTCGTCCTACACGGCGGCTTGGTACTTGGGCATTTACGGCTCGGGCGCTACGAACAGCCCCGCTGCTGGTGACACAATGTCTAGCCACGCTGGTTGGACTGAAGTGGTTGCGTATTCACAAGCTACACGCCCTGCTGCCACGTTTGGTGTGGCCACAACAGCTAACCCATCGGTTATCACAAACTCAGCTTCTCCAGCGGTGTTCAGCATCAACGGCACAACAACTGTCGGCGGCGCGTTCTTGACAAGCAACAACACCAAGAGCGGTACAACAGGTACTTTGTTCTCGGCTGCTGACTTTCAGGCACCCGGCGACCGCGCAGTGGTATCAGGCGATACACTGACTGTGACTTACACCTTCTCGTTGACAGCGACCTAATAGGAGCACAACATGGCTGCTAAATTTAAACTGGGCGATGTCGCCAAACTAAACGCTGTGGTTCCTGAAGGACCAGTTAAGCAATTCCGCATGACTGATGACGGCACGGTTCAGTGCTTGATCGCATGGGAAGATGTTGACGGCGTAGCGCAAGAGCGCTGGTTCAATGAAGACGACCTGACTGGGGAATAAAACATGGCTCTTGTACTTGCTGACCGGGTACGCGAGACCACTACAACGACTGGCACTGGCGCGGTTACGTTAGGTGGCGCGTATACAGGCTTTCAAACATTCTTGGCTGCTATTGGTGACGCCAACAGCACTTACTACACGATTGCCAACGTTGTAACAGGCGAGTGGGAAGTCGGTATCGGCACGTACACGTCTTCAGGTAACGTGCTCTCACGTACGACGGTACTGTCGTCTAGCAACTCTGGCTCCTTGGTTAACTTCACGGCTGGCTCTAAAGACGTGTTTGTCACGCAGCCCGCTGAGCGGGCGGTGTATGTAGACTCTGCGAATACAACGGTCAACGTTGCGGCCTTGTCGGCTTCAGCGGACTCTCAGTTCACCTCTACTGGCGCGGTAAAGATTTCAGCGGGCACAACAGCCCAGCGTCCAACCGGCGCGGTCGGTAAGATTCGTTGGAACAGCACACTCAGCCAGTACGAAGGCTACGACGGTACAAACTGGACCCTGCTTGGTGGCGCGGTTATCAGCAACGACACGACTACAGCTTCAGACCTGTACCCCACGTTCTCAAGCGTAACGACCGGCAACGCCTCAACACTGTTTACGAGTAACGCACAACTGCTGTACAAGCCAAGCACAGGCGAGCTGAAAGTCAAAGCTCCAGTGGCTGCAAACGGCGTGGTGGTAAATGCAGACAGCGTAACAAGCAACTACACAATCGCAACAGGAACCAACGGCTTCTCTGTCGGTCCTTTAACTGTAGCCAGCGGCATAACCTTAACGGTTGCTTCTGGTCAACGTCATGTGGTGATCTAAATGTCAACAATCAAGTCAAGCACAACATCGACAACGGCATATTCTGTAGTTGCCGACACTACAGGCGCACTTGTATTCCAGACAGGCGCTACACCGACTACGGCGATGACTTTGGGAGCAGACCAGAGCGTAACGTTTGCAGGTACACCAACATACACGGGCGGCACAGCAAACGGCGTAGCCTACCTAAACGGTTCTAAGGTGCTTACTACTGGTAGTGCGCTGACGTTTGATGGTAGCAACCTTGGCTTGGGTGTTACTCCTAGTGCTTGGAGTGTTTACAAAGCCTTGCAAATAAATACAACTGGATGTTTTTCAAACGTATCTGGCACAACCCGTATTGGCGACAACTTTTATTATGACGGTTCAACTTATAGATATTTAACCAACTCGTTTGTAAGCATGGAGCAATACAACGGAGGCGCTGGCGGTTTTGCTTGGTTCACAGCCCCATCAGGCACAGCAGGTAACGCCATCACCTTCACCCAAGCAATGACGCTTGATGCTAGTGGGAATTTGGGTATTGGTACTACAAGCCCTCCTTCTAGGCTTTCTGTAGCGGGTGAGTTTGGCACAAGCACAACTGCGGTAACAGTTCATAACAACTCTGCTGCTAGTGCATCTAATATTGCTAGACTTGATTTTCGACTTAACAACACATTTAGCGGAAATGAAAGATGCGCGGCAATTTTGGGGCTAAACCCGAACGCTGCTAGTAATAACGGAGGCGCGTTAGTTTTTAGTGTTTCATCAGATGGCACATCAACCACACCCACAGAACGTGCCCGTATCGACTCCAGCGGTAACTTTGGTATTGGTACTACAAGCCCAAGAACTAAACTTGATGTAGCAGGGAATATTTACGCATCTGCTGGTAGTCAAATTCAGATTACAGGAAGCGCAGGGTCTAATGGTTTGCAGTTAATTGGTAACGATGCCTCAGAATCTGTAATTGGGACAATGAGCGCACAAGCACTTGTATTTCGTACAGGCTCCACAGAACGCGCCCGTATTACGTCAGACGGTAACTTTCTGGTGGGGAATAATAACCTTAATGGCAAGATAACCGCGCAAGAAACCACAACTTCAAAAACCGTCCTTTACGGATACGCCTCAAATACTTCATATGTTGGAAGTGTTCTTGATGTGCAATCAGGCACAGCGTCAAGCACCTCTTGGAACATGATTACAGGGTACTCTGACATAAGTACCGCAAGGTTTATTGTTAGAGGCAATGGAAATGTTCTAAACACAAACAACAGTTACGGCGCTCTTTCTGATATTAAGCTGAAAGAGAATATTGTTGATGCAACGCCTAAATTGGAAAAGCTAAACCAAATCCGTGTTGTGAACTACAACTTTATTGGAGATGAGCAAAAACAACTTGGTGTCATAGCTCAAGAATTGGAAACTGTATTTCCTTCAATGGTTGATGAAACACCTGACCGTGATGCCGAAGGAAACGACCTTGGCACAACAACTAAGTCTGTAAAGTACAGTGTGTTCGTTCCTATGCTTATCAAAGCCATCCAAGAACAACAAGCCCTAATCACCCAACTGCAAGCTGACGTAGCTGCACTTAAAGGACAAGCATAATGCCCTCAATTCTGTTATCCGACAATGGCGTAAGCAGCGGGTCTGCTGGCCTCAAGACTATGGCTGCTAGTGACGGCTCTCTTGCTTTACAAACCAGCACGGC